TTATGTTAAAGATAACTCTTTTGCAGAAATAAAGTACATGGAGATCTTAAATGCAAGAAAAGATCAAGTAACTAAAATATCTGGATTATTAGATGCTGAAGGAAAGCCTTACTTCTCACTGAAGTATGTGCTAGATAAGTACTTAGGGATGACAGATGATGATAAAATAGCTAACGAGAAAGCTAAAGCTGCTGCAGAGAAGAGGAAAAAAGAAGCTGAGAAAGAAGCACAAGCACAGGCACCAGAAGAGGGTGGAGCAGAAGGAGGAGCGGAAACGAAAGAGGAAGACGAATTTAAACTTTAATAAATGGCAGGATTCATAGACAATTTTTCACAGAGTAATCCTAATATGGGTCGTATACTCAGGGCTGTAAGCAAAATAGGTAGCTTCGGAATGGAGTATAAGGATCTTGTTGTGAAAAATTCTCAAGCAATCGGTGTATCTGAAGCAATGATGAGGCAAAAACTAGCCTTAACAGATTCCGATGAAGATTTCGTTTTTAGTTTAGCTGCTGCTGATACAACAAGCAGAAAATACATTGCATATTTTGATAAAGATTATCCATATAAAAGAGATTTCTTAAGAAGCTTTGCTCTTAATGCAGAGATAGAATGGATCCTTGATATCCTTGCTGATGAAGCTATAGTTTATGATGATAGGAATTTCTGTTGTTCTCTTTCATTGGTTAATATGGATTTGAAAGATGAGGTTGCAGATTCTTTAAGAGAAAATTTTAGAAAGATTTATGTTTCTCATGGATTTAATAACGGTATTTCTGCGTGGCAATATTTTAGACAATTTTTAATAGATGGATTTTTAGCATTTGAAATAGTTTATTCTGATGATGGAAAACAAGTAGTCGGATTTAAAGAACTTGATCCAGTTTCATTAACTCCGTCGGTTGAAAGAAATCCAGCTGGTCACACTGTTCAAATCTGGTATCAATACTATGGAGACAGTGTTAGAGAAAGAAAATTATATGACGCTCAGGTAATTTATATTTCTTTTGCTAATGGAAATAGCACAAGTAGAACTAGTTATACTGAGAGATTAATCAGATCACATAATCTTTTAAAGATCATGGAGCATACCAGAATTATCTGGAATGTTATGAATGCATCTTTCAGATTAAAGATGACTATTCCTGTTGGATCCAGATCTCCGCAAAAAGCAAAAGAGACATTAGGTGAGTTGATGAATATGTATAAAGAGGATATAAAACTTAATACAGATTCGGGTGAATTGAGTATTAATGGTCGTCCAAATTTACAATTCTATAAAAACTATTTATTTCCAGTACAAGGAGGGGAATCGCCAAAGATTGAAACTATTAATAATGCTGGACCTAATTTGAATGTTATAGATGCAGTTGTTTATTTCTTCAATAAATTAAAAGCTGATTCTAAAATACCTTTTAATAGATTCGCTGCTAGATCTGGTGGAACTGTAGGAACCTATAAGATAGGTGCAGAATCTGCAGAAAGAGATGAGATGAGGTATAATAAGTTCATCAACAGAATCAGATCTATTTACCAAGAAATATTATTAAAGCCATTGTGGATTCAAATGACATTGGATCATCCAGAACTTGATAATGATCCTGTTTTTAGATCCCAGTTAGGGCTTAAATTTAATTCCGATAATCAATTTGGGGAATCTAAAGAAATAGAGCAATTAATTAAAAAGATAGATTTTATATCAGGTCTTTCAGAGATTAAAGAGAAGAAAGGAGAGGAAGAAGTCCCTTATTTTAGCCAAGATTTTCTTATAGATAAATTCTTAGGATTAACCAATGAGGATAGAAGAGTAAATGATATCTACAAGAAAAAAGAGGAAGAGGAAAATACAGAGGCAGCAACTACTGCAGCATCAGCTACCCCAGCAGCTGGTGGAACCGAAACAGCTACTCCAGCACCAGAGACTGCGGCCGAAGAAGCACCTGAAGCAGAAACTGCTGCTCCAGAGGAAGCTCCTCCAGCGCCAGCTACACCAGCACCAGCTACACCAGCAGCAGAGACGGAAGCCCCGTAATTATGAAACATTTTTTATAATCGAGTTTTTTATTTACATTTGATCTGTAAATAAACAAATATGCATAAAGAATTAGAGCTATTATTAGAAATTGAAGGATCTACCGGAGAGGGATCTCAAAAAAGAAAACAGGAGCTAATCTCGTCCAATCTAACTCCAGAATTAGAGTACATCCTATCGATCTGTTTTGATCCTTTTGTTACAACAAAGCTACATAAGCTAAATTATAACGAGTCGCAAAATCTTGCAGGGAATCAGAATCTATACACCCAATTCGTCGATTTATGTGAGGAACTTAAGAAAGCACCAGCTATAAACGACAATTTAAGGGCCAAGGCTGAACGTTTAGTAGAATCTACTGGTTATCATTCAGAATTAAATAAAGTACTCGCTAAAGTGCTTACAAAGCGAATGAACATTGGAGTGGGTGCTAAGCTTATTAATAAAGCAGTTGGCAAGGAATTAATTCCAGATCCAAGTCTAATGCTAGCAGAGGACGATCACAAGGCAATAGATAAATGGGATTCCATTGTATGTGAAGAAAAATATGACGGTGTGCGTGTTATTTGTTCAATAGAAAACAGAAAACCCAAATTTTACACGAGAGCATTTAACGAGCTTGATGTCAAGTACTTAACTAAAATAGCAGACCAACTTTTACATTTAAGCAGAGATCTTGGAAATATCTTCTTTGATGGCGAATTAACAGACAAAGACAGAAAAAGTGTAAGCGGTAAGGTTAATCAAATTTTAAAAGGATCTCCTAAAGAATCTATCGGTGACGATTTACTTTTCAATGTATTCGATATTGATGGTATGGATTCAATTAGAAAAGGTAAGGGAACTGCACCTTATACAATTAGAAGAGGAACGTTAGAAAGAGTTTTCGAGACAGGCGGGGAAACACCTAATGTTGTGATGGCAAGAAAATGGGAGGCAAAAACTAAAGAAGAATTGATGCCGATCTACGAAGAAATAGTAGCAAATGGCGGAGAAGGAGTTATTATGAAAGATCCCTCTCATATCTATGAATGTAAAAGATCCAAATCATGGATTAAATTTAAAGAAGTCGAAGACTGCGATTTGGAAGTTACTGGCTGGTATCCTGGCGAGGGTAAAAGAGAAGGATTTATTGGAGGATTTAATTGTAAAGACGCCTCTGGTGAATATCAAGTAAAAGTTGGATCTGGGTTCACTGAAGCAGATCTTATATCACTTTCTAAAGATCCGGATTCTTTGATTGGTAGAATTGTAACATTACAATATAACGTCCCTATAGAAGATAAGAACGGTAACAAATCTTTATTCTTACCTAGATTTATAGAGGTTAGAAGCGATAAGACAGAACCAGAGAACTTAGTAACAAGATTTAACAAAAAGAAATAATGATCAATACACTATTAACGGAGAAATTAAGACCTAAAGAATTAAAACATATGATTCTTCCGCAAAGAATCAAAGATGTTTTTCAGAACGGATTACAACAAAATGTTTTACTTACAGGATCGCCAGGATCGGGAAAAACATCTTTAGCTAAAATTCTTTCTGCAGATTCGCCAAGACTTTTTATCAACGTTTCGGATGAGAGCTCAGTAGATACTGTTAGAGAGAAAATAGTAGGATTTTGTTCTACTATCTCCATTATGAACGAAGAGAATGCAATGAAAGTTGTAGTTCTAGATGAGTTTGATGGTGCATCTGACCAATTCTACAAAGCTCTTAGAGGCACAATAGAGAAATTTGCTAAGACCACAAGATTTATTGCAACATGTAACTGGATCAATAAAGTTCCAGCCCCGATGCAAAGTAGATTTCAAGTTTTCATATTCGATCCTGTGAATAAAGAGGAGGAGGAAGATTTAAGGGATCAATGGAGATCTAGAATTAGATTAATTCTATCAAAGATGAATATCTCCATAGATGATAATGCTCTTAATTCTTTCGTCAAGAAATATTATCCAGATATGAGATCTGGATTAAATTGCATACAAAGATGGCAAATACAAGGACTTGATTCTATCACAGAAGAGAAAGTATCCGAATCATCTTGGGATTATGAAGAATTATACGAGATGCTTTTTCAGAAATTAGATCCGGTAAAAAGTTATCAAATAATAGTTGGTCAATATTCTAATTCTGTTGGTGAAGTTATGGAATCTTTAGGAAGAGAATTTATAGATTGGGTAAAAGAAAAGAAGCCGGAAAAAGTTCAAATAATTCCAGCTTCTATGATTTTAGTTGCTCAGCATCAAGCCCAAAGGACACAAGTTATTGATCCGGTAGTTAGCTTATTATCACTATTCTATTCTTTACAAAAATTAACACAGTAAATGAGAAGCAAAATAGTATTAGTTGGCAGAGGTGGTTCAGGAAAGGATTTTCTTAGAAAAAAATTCGAAGCCAGAGGATTCAAATATTGTGTTTCTCACACTAGTAGACCTATTAGAAATGGGGAGACTGAAGGAAAGGATTACAAATTTACTGATGCTGAATTCTTCACCGATAACATACTTAGCTTTTATGAGATAGATGAATTCAATGGATGGAAGTATGGTACATTAATAGAAGATTTTGAGAATTCAAATTTATTTATTATGACACCAAGGGGTGTTAATAACATAAGATCCAATGACAGAGAAAATTGTTTTGTGATCTTTATAGATCCACCTAAAGAAATCATAAAAGAGAGATTGCTTCAGAGGAGAGATGCAGATTCGGTGGATCGTAGAATTGAAGCAGATGACAAGGATTTTTTCGAATTTTCTAACTATGATATGAGAGTAACAAATCACGATTTTTAATATGGTTAGTGTAATTATAGATGGCAATTATCTTTTTCATAAGACCTTTGCTATATTTTCAGATTTTGGTTCTAAACAGCCTGGTGAAGTTCTTTCCCAGGATGCAGATCAAGGAATGTTCATGAGAAAGATAATGACGGATTTATGTTATTCTCTTAATCAACTTCCCGTAAATGGGCACGTTATATTCTGTAAAGATTCAAGATCATGGAGGAAAGATTTGAAAATAGAAAGAGCAGACTACAAAGGATCTAGGGTGAAAGACGAGAAAGTAGATTGGGGTTCATTCTTTGATCTTATGGACGAGTTTGGAAAATTTCTGGAATTGAATGGATACATCTATTCTAAATCTAGCGGTGCAGAAGGGGATGACTTACTTTGGTTCTGGAATCAAAAATTAAGATCCATGGGTCATAACGTAGTTGTTTATTCCGGGGACAAAGACAGTCACCAATTAGTAGGATGTGAAGATACATGGACCATTTGTTGGAATGCTAATTCTAAGAATAATAAAATCTTTTGTGCTAATAATTGGAAGGAGGATTACCTAGATAAGGAAAGGGAGACATCGATATTTAATTTAGATTTTGCTGCAGACACTGAGAAGGATAAGATGATTCATCTATCATCGTCTGGTACATTAGAATTCACAGATCCTGTAAGATTAACTTTTGAAAAGATATTAACAGGAGATAAAGGAGACGATGTCCCTAGCGTTTTTTCCTATGAAAAAACTCCAGGTAAAATATTTAAATTAACAAAATCAAAAGCAGAATCCATCTATGAAAGTTTTAAACAATCGGGATGGGGAAATTCTAGATTAGAGGATGTTTGGAAGAATGAAGAATTTATGGATTGGATTTCCGGATATGTTTTAAGATCCTTGAACTATACTGATAATGCGAATAATCGTAAAGAGGTGTCTAATAACTATTATGAGAATGCACAGCTTGTTTGGCTATCAGATCAAGTCATACCTGAAAAAGTTTTAGCAGACATGGAATTTTCATACACTACAACAAATTTAGAGGTTAAACCAGTACTAATAGATAAGAAAAATCTAATAGGAAGATCCCGTTGGGATCAATATGAAGCACCATCTGCATTTAACCCGTTTAAGAGTTTTAAATAATGGAACTATTTGATATTTTAAAAGCTTTTTTTAATCCAAAAACATGGGAAGATGTTTCTAACCATGACAAGTCTAGAAATTTCTTTATGATCAATAGGATCATGTCTATTGCATTTCCTTTACAAGCAAATGCTTTTAATAATACAAAAATAGATCCAGTTTCTGTAGTTGATTACTGGAAAGAAACTCTTAATTCAAAATATAAAGCTCCCCCGGGATGGTTCTTTACTACTACACAGAAGAAAGAAAAATCTAAAGCATTTCTACCTGATGAAGAGGTATTAGATTTTATTAAGTCTAAATATGAAATATCTAACAGAGAGATAGAAGATCTTGGAAGATATTTCCCAAAAGAGCTTAAGGAATTCTCTAAATCAATCAAAGATCTATTAGGTTAGACCTGCTTATTTTTTGTGGATATATAAGTAAAGTATCCACCAGAAATGACAGAACTAACAGATTTAACCTTACATTCGGTATTGAATTCACCGGATTATAGACTAACAACAGAAACAAATTTTCAACAAATACAGGAGGCTATAGATTTGCTTCAGTCTGCATTTGGGATTCAATTTGCACCAAATCCTACAATAGATTCGCAAAATGCGACATTTACATTAAATATATTAAAATCTAATAGTATTAAATTACCTCCTATAGGTAATGCTAAGATCACAATGGATGGGACTAATGGGGGAATAACAGCTTCTTCTATAAATGTGTCAAAAAATTCATATGTCGGTGGGGATCTTTTACTTTATAATGACTCAGGAAGCGACGGTAGAATTAAATTTAGTGTTGATAAAGTAAATGATGAAATTAAATCTCCAGAGGTTGGACAGATAAGATTTACAGGTAGCTCTTTTCAAGGATATGCATTTCAAGACGAAGTCTCTTCAAGTTTTTCTTTTGCAATAGGATCCTCAGGTAGCGGAAATTTTACATTATCGTATGACGAATCTCAGATTTTAACAGTTGCTTGGCAAGGAACTGCGCATTCAACAGCAAATAAGATAGTTGCTGCCATAGCTGATATTTCTGATATAGCAAACATAACTGGGCCAGCAATAAAATCATCATCCTCAATAAATACAGTAACTATAGAATCATTGCCTGGATTTGCATCTTCTATGAATGGTATTGCTGTTTCAATATCTGCCCCAGGCATGACAATTTCTCCTTCCTCTGGAACGATGAGCGGAGGAATTGACGGAACAGCAAGATGGGTAAATTTCTTTTCGGGGGAATCAGGATCCACAGGAACTAGCGGATCGTCAGGAACATCGGGGGAAGAAGGTCCATCGGGTTCATCTGGATCAGCAGGAACATCAGGAACATCAGGAAGTAGAGGAACATCAGGATCTTCAGGATCTGCTGGAACCTCAGGCAGTTCTATCGCAGGAGCATCAGGTACATCAGGAAGTAGT